CGATCCTGGTCACGGTGCAGCTGCTAGGGAGAAGTTTAGAAAGGACCCTAAACTGCAAGAAACTTTATTTGCTGGATTTACTAAGGCAAATCACACATATTTGATGGGCAATGCTCAGTATAAAGCTGCGTCTCCAGAGAGAAAACTTCAGATTCTTGGTTATGCTCATAATCAAGGTATGGGTGGTGCTGAAACATGGATGACAACTGGTGTTGTCGGTGCTGATGGTTTTGGCACTAAGGGCACCAAATATACTGATGAGATTGCTAAAGCATTCAAAAATAAAGGATCATCTGGTGTTTCTGGATTAGACGGTGAAGATTATTCGGATCTAGATCCTGATATGGGAGGAGATGTTGCACTAGATGATAGTGGTGATGATAGCACTCCTGCTTTTCAGTTTAGTCAAGATCCAGCAGTAGCATTTCAACAACTTGCTAATCAATTTAAGGATCTTTTCTCAGATGGTGCTGCTACTGTTGTCAGCTCTACCACGCAACAGGGAGACACTACAGGTAATATTACTCCTGTTACTGTAAATTCTGGCACTGATGTTGTAAAGGGCACTAATGATGTAAATACTGCTAAGGCAGTTAAACAAACTCAAACCGCTGAAGCAATGCAGCAAATGCAAGCAGTTGCAGCAGCACAAAATGCTCAAACACAAGCAGTTGCTAAACAAAACTTAGAGCAAGTTGCAGCAGCACAAAATGCATCTCAGCAACAAAAACCTCAAATTATTCCTACTGGTGGGGTTTCTAAAACTGCCCTAGTAGCACAATTAAATTCTTCAAACAATCCCCTCAAGGTATTTTGATTAATGGCTATTTTAAGAGACTCTGCAAATGACGTAAGTTTTTCCTTAAAATTAAGGAGAGACGGTAGTTATGTAAAAAATAATCAAGGTGCCAGCAGCTTAGAAGATTTTGTAATGGCATGCAATATCCAAGAGGGTATTGATACAGCAGGCATTCAAGCTGAAATTGTTATACAAGATAGTGCTGGATTACTCAATACTCTTACAGGAAGTGAAGAATGGGTCATTAGAATTGATACTGTGCATGGTGAAGCAGTATATTCTTTGTTTGCGTATGCAATTGAAAGTAGAGCAAGAAATGGAAATTCTGAAGCATATATTGTTAAGTGTGTTAGTTTTGAATTTTTAAGAAACGAAGTCACCAATATGTTTGGTGCATCTAGTAAACTATTTGAAAATAAAGAAACATCTAAAGATATTGTCACTAATATTCTTAAGAAAACCTTGGAGTCAAGCAAGAAGAGATTTATTGAAGATTCTGCAAATAAACATAGTTTTATTGCTACAAATTGGAGAGCATATGACACAATTTACTGGATAGCACAAAGATCTGTCAGGACAGGCACCAATGGCAATCCTCAAAATGGTTTCCTATTCTGGGAAAATCTAATGGGATTTCACTTCAAGTCTGTGGATAAGATTATTGATGATGTCAAAGGGCAAAGTTTTGATGATAAATCAAATCCAACTAGAGGTAAAGCAAAATTATATCAATATAGTTACGAACCAAAGAGAAATGGTAATGAAGGCACAGATGATTTAAAAATTGAAAGCATTAGTTTCCCGAATGAAAGAAACTGGTTGATTGGATTGAGAAATGGTGCCTGGGCGGGTCATAGTGTTGGATTAGATCCTACTGTAGTACCCAATTCAAAAGTATCTCCTGAAAATAGGACTGCGGATGTCCAATATCAATATTCAATTCAAGATACCTGGAAGAAGATGTCTCACTTGAAGGGGAAGAATCCTGTAGAGTCTTATACAGACGAGATTAAGAATATGGTTCTAACTCCAAAAAGGATACGTTACAGTTTCCTTCCAAATAGAATTTTCGATACTGGTACAGGAGATAACAAACAATATAATGAGATTCCTGAATTGCAAGCCTATCAACATTTGAGAATGGAATCTTTTAAAAATGTGCAACTCCTAATAAATGTCCCTGGAAACGTGGATTTGTATTCAGGATATGGAATTGATGTTAAAATTCCTGCAACTAAACCAAAAAATGATAAAATGAAAGTAGATAGGAAATATAGTGGAAGATATGTAATTGCCGCACTTAGACATAAGTATGACGGTAAACATTTATCCACCGAAATGTTGCTATACAGGGACTCTCTTCCCGAAAACACTAAATAAAATCAAGGACTCAACCTTTAAATATGGACAGCATAGAAGCACACATCAAAAAAGATCAAGAAATCCTTCAAGATCCAACCACTAATCCTCAAATGCGTCGTCATGTAGAAGAAGAATTGCATGAATTAGAGGATTATGTTGAGCATCATAAAAAAGAAATTGAAGCAGGCGATCATCATGATCCCACATATCTAGAACTATTCTGCGATCAAAACCCTTCTGAGCCAGAATGTTTGGTTTATGAAGACTAACTTTGAATCATACCTTTTAGGTCTATACGATAATAAATCACAAGCACAATCTCATCCTACAGAATTCTCTCAAATTTGTCTTCTGTGGGAGAAGATTGATGATGGATATGAATCCAAACACTACTACAGAAGAAAAGGTCCCGAAAATCCATATCGACATCGCTATCATAAACTTGTCGAAGTATCTGAGACTGAAGTTATAGTAGAAAATTATTCTTTGGACTGGACAAGACAAGAAGGATGTGATATGATATTCACATTCAAAGATAATGCTTGGCACGGTAAATTAAAAAATCCTGGTCAATGCATTGTTAGAGAAAACACTACTGTTATATCCGAAATACATCTAACTAGAGATGGTATAGATAGTAGAGATCAAGGTTACAATACTGAAGGCGACAAAGTTTTTGGTGGCACTTTGATGTATAAATTCAAACGGGGGCGAATAGCTCAGCGGTAGAGCTACTCGTTTACACCGAGTCGGTCGGGGGTTCGATCCCCTCTTCGCCCATTATATAAAATTGTTATATGGAATTTCCAATCTTTCAAGTAAGTTTGAAGCATTATTCTATCCGTAACTGGGAAGAAAAAAAGAAACCTCTTTTGGATAAAATTCCTAATCAGGAAGAATACACTGATTTTATGTCCTATAAAAGGGATATCGAAGTCCCTCCATATCTTAATGAATTAAGTGATTGTGTGGCAGAGGAGATAGCAGACTTTGGACAATCATATCCATGTCCAGTTGTAATTACAAATGCCTGGGTTGAAAACGCTAAACAATATGATTATCACAATGTCCATCAACATGGACCAACAGGATATTCTGCAGTATTGTATGTGAAGTTTAATACTTCATGTCACGAAGCAACTAAATTTTATTCTCCATTTAATGATCCAGCAACAGGAGATTTATTGGAGTATCAACCTTTCGTTAAGGAAGGCGATCTAGTTGTGTTTCCATCATTTCTTCTACATGAAGCACCAATGAATAGAAGCACAAAAGAAAGAATGATTGTCTCATTTAACATCATGGGGCAAGACGCATACAAAGCATATAATGCTGGATTTCAAAGATAAATAAGTTTACTCAAGGTTTTTTTAATCAATGGCTATTGACGGAATTATTAATGAGCAGAATACAAACTTCGTAGGGAAGGATGGATTCTACTGGTGGGTTGGTGAAGTTGAAGATAATGAAGATCCTCTGAATGTCGGTAGAGTAAAAGTAAGAGTATTAAATTATTATACAAACCCTTTGGGTGATAGTAATTCAAGTTTACCTACAAAAGAATTGCCTTGGGCAACAGTGCTACAAGGCACTGATCAAGCAGGAAATGATGGTCAGGGAGAATCTTCAGGTCAATTGCAACCTGGTGCTATCACCATGGGATTTTTCCTTGATGGTGAAAGTGCTCAAATGCCTGTTGTTATGGGTGTTTTACGCACAAGAAAGGGTGAAACTGATACAGCAAAAAATCATATCTTTACAGGACAACCCGTAAAAGATGGTGTAGCACCAAATGCATCAAAAATGCCAGCAGGAACTGCTAATACTATTAGCACTGAAAACTCGGATCCTGTAGATAACAATAGTGTTGTTATTCCTAATAACGGCACTACTCCTGGATCTGGTGGATCTCCACAAGGTGTTGGTAATGCTCCTGGAATTACTGGATCATCTACCAATACTCAAAAACCAACAACACCATCTTTACCAATTCCAACTGCATCTGGGGTTAGTGGACCTTTCAAGATGGTTGAATATAAGTTAACTTATCTGATGGAAGAAATTGCAGCAACTGCAGGCAATTTAGTTAAAAATGAAGATGGTGACTTTATTGATGTAATTGAAAATAAAATTGTAACCTTAGATAAGTTATTATCCAGATCTAAGAATTTTTTAAGTGCCGTATTTGCACAAATTATCTCAGCACTTAGACAGCAATTGGATGAGGTTGCCCAACAACTTTCTACTGCTGGAGGATTTATTGCTTCATTTACTGGTGTGCCAACCGCAACATTCTTAGCAGTTGAAGCAGCAATTTCTACAATTCTTCAGCAGATTTGTGTGCTTGATCAATCATTGATGTCATACGTCGAATCAGCAGTTGATATTATTACTGGCACTGTAGAAAGTATCGTTAATGGTATTATTGACAAAGCACAGGCAGCTATCAATGGTATTGAAGCTGTAATTGAGAATATTATCTGCTCTGTGCAGAATGCTCTTGATCAAGTTTTGTCTGTAATTGAAACAGTAAAAGGTATTGTTGATGGTGTTGAACAAGCAGGAGAAATTTTAGATGCCTGGAAATCTGGATCTAAAATCTTTGCAGAAGGATTTGATGTTGTTGCAAATGGTATCACTGGACTTGCTGGACTTCTTAGTCTATTCCTAAGTCTTTTTGATTTTGGGTGCGATCGTGAAGCGCATGGTGGTAAAGATGATGTGGGTTGGTATGCATTCTTTGGCACCACATCTTGTACTCCAGCAGCACTAGGTGCAATACCTCTAGGTAGTAGTTATGGTTCGTGTGGTGGTGGATCTGGTGGTGGATTCTTAGATTCTTTCTTTGAAGAAGCAGATCCATATATGACAACTGCTAAAAACTTTATCAATGGTGCATATCATATGCAGTTTGGTACTCCTGGTAGACAAGCAACCATTGTTAAGGATGCATCTGGTAAGACTACTACTTCAGTTAAATCTAATAACAGTGCTCTTGCAGAATTTAAAGCAAAGAAAACAATTAGACAAGAAAATCCTGATCTTGATGATGAGGAAGTAGCAAAGCAAGTAAAAAAGTATACGAAAGAGCAGTCTGGTTCAGATACGGAGCAAGGTAATTTTGTTGCTGACCATACTGCGTATCCTGGAAATCATACACAGGAAGTGCATGGAGATGATTGTAAGACCGTTGATGGTGACAATGCTATCACCATTGATGGGGATTATCGATTAAAGGTCACGGGTGATTGTCATATTGAAGTTGGGGGAGGATTCTTCTTTAATGCTCAAGGTGCTCCTAAGCAAGTTGACAATGAAGGTAGAAAGGCATCTAATCCAGAGGATATTCAAAAACATGTTATGTCATTTGGATCCGATCTCGATGTAAGTGTAAATGGTGCTGGATTAAAATTAAATTGTATTAATTTTGAGTTGGGTGCTAGAGATTGTAAAATTGCTGGCACTAGTTACGAAAATCTATATCAAACTACGACATTCTCTTGTGGTGAGCATGTTATCAACGCTGGTAATGCCATTACAATGTCAACATCGACTCTAACTCAAGATGTCAACGTAACAAATCCAATCTCTCTTGGTGGTTATACTTGCTCTGTTGGCGGTCCAATTACTTTTGTGCAGACACCTGCTATCACTGGAGGTCTACCACCATTTACTATTACGACACCTGGACCATTTATTGCTAACGTGGCCGCGGCAGGAGCAGCGTTTAATGTCGGTGCTGGTGCCTTTAAGGTGAATGTAGCAGCGGGTTTGATCTCTCTGACTGCATCTGGTGCTGCCAGCATGGAAGCAGGTGCCGCAATGACCTTTACAGCGGGTGCAGTTATGAAACTGACCGCAACTAGCATCTTCCTCAACTGACTGTGCTATAATAAGAGGGTCAACAAAGGAGTCCTATGGAAACCCTCCAACACGTCTACATCAACTTTTCTAAGCGCGAAGTCAAGATCGAGTCTAGTGAAGGTGATGTAAAGACAGTCACTTGGAAATGGGATCGTGAGGGATCTGAGGGATTTGCTGAAACTGTCTCAACCATTGAAGAAATCACTGATCCTGAAGAGCGCACTTATTGTTTTTCTGAAGTAGCATGATCAATCAACCTCTAGTAATTACTGATAAAGAATTTCATGACTATATGGAATTCTGTATCGATCTGTGTAATCGTAACAATGTTGTCTTTCGCATTCAACGTGAAGATGGCACTGCTGTAATGTGTGTGCCTGTCAAACAGGAATCTGTAATTCCTAATGATGTGCAGGAGCAAGTGGAAGAGTTTCAAAAACAATTCCTTGACAACTTAGACCCCGATCCTGTATAATACAGGAGTCAACGGGACAGGACAATTAAACTCCTAGATGTCATAGTCCCGTTACAACCGAGGGAGTGTGGCGGAATCGGTAGACGCACCAGACTTAAAATCTGTTGAGAATTAATCTCGTGGGGGTTCAAGTCCCC